ATTAATTATACACGTTGTTATGTGAGCGAAGCTGAACAGTTTTTTTGTTGGGATAAAAAAGGAAAGCTAAGTAAACAATGTGAAAGCCAATGCAATGTATGTTTTAGATATGAGCGAAACAATAAAAAAAATTGCACATAACGCATTGTATAAGGTGCGTTTTAATGCACTTTATACGTTGTTAGGTGACTGTAAAATAAAAAAAATAGGGATGAGAATAAAAGAAATAAAACCAACTGAATGTTACGATTGGCTACTTAAAAAGCATTACGCTAAAAGGAAAACACCAATAAATAAGGCGTTTGGTTTAGTTGTTGATAATCACATTGTAGGTGTATGTACATTTGCTATACCTGCATCAAGATTTGATTTTTCAAAACAACCATACGAATTAAATAGATTGATAGTAAACGAAGGATTGGGTAAGAATGTATTATCTAAATTTGTATCTATGTGCTTAAAATCATTTGGTGAGTCTGCAATAATTGTTTCGTATGCAGATGAAAATTATGGGCATCACGGATATATTTACCAAGCAACAAATTGGATTTACACAGGTCGTTCTTCTGCGGAAAAAAGAATGTTTGTAGATGGTAAAGAATTACACAGAAGAACACTATACGATAAGTACGGAACGTCTTCTATTCCTAAACTCGAAGAACTTGGATTAGTAATTACATTTGAAAAACAATTAGGTAAACATAGATATTTCCAATTTACAGGGAATAAAAGAGAAAAGAAAAGCTTAACCAAAGAAGTTGTAGATAAGTACGGAACATTTAATTATCCAAAAGGAGATAATAAAAGATATGATTGTGGTGATGATTTAGTACAACCTGTTAAATTATCATTGTTTTGAAAAAACAAAAGTGTGGTGGGATTTTTTTATTTTATTGCACCTAACGCTCGTGTATGTTGCGTTTTAATGCAATTATACACAATGTTAGGTTTAAGTAATGTTAGTTAAAATAATGTGGTGGTGTTATATTTTTAACTAGGTTATAAAAAAAGTAAATAATTTTTATATATTAATAAAGAAGAGTTTATGGCTTATAAAACAGAGGAGTTAATAAAAGAGTGTATAAGAGTTATTAAAAAAAATAACTTATTGTTTATTGGTGATATATTTGGATATACTGCATTTACAAAGGCTACATTTTATAACCATAAATTAGATAAATTAGACGATATAAAAAGCGAACTCTCAAAAAATAGAGTTAATATGAAAGTATCTATGAGGTCTAAATGGTATGAAAGTGATAATGCTACTCTGCAAATAGGATTAATGAAGCTGATAGCTGATGATGATGAAGCACACAGGCTAAATGGAACTAAAAGAGAAGTTAAACACGATGTAAAAGATAATGAGATTAATATAAATATTAAGCGTTAATGAATGTTGAGGTAAATGTAGTATTTGAGCATTTAATAGACAGTCAATCAAAAATAGTTGTAGAGCAAGGTGGTACAAGGTCAGGTAAGACTTATAACATTCTGCTCTATATTATTTTCTACTATTGCCAAAAGAACAAAGGTAAGACTGTAACAATATGTAGAAAGACTTTCCCAGCAGTAAGGTCATCAGTAATGAGGGACTTTACAGATATCTTAAAAGAGCATAACCTGTATAATGAGGATGACCATAATAAATCTAATTCAGAGTACACACTAAACACAAATCTAGTAGAGTTTATAAGTGTGGATCAGCCACAAAAGATAAGAGGTAGAAAAAGAGATTTACTTTTTATCAATGAAGCTAATGAGTTAGACTTTGAGGATTGGCAACAGTTAGTATTTAGAACACAGGAAAAAATTATACTAGACTATAATCCTAGTGACGAGTATCATTGGATATATGATAAGGTATTAACTAGGGATGATGTTGAGTTTTACAAAACGACATACAAAGACAATCCATTTTTAAACATATCAATTAAAGATGAGATAGAAAGACTAAGGGACACAGATGAACAGTATTGGCAGATATACGGACTAGGGGAAAAAGGAATAAGCAAATCAACTATATTTAATTATCACGAGGTAAGTAAAATTCCTGATGATGCTGAATTTATTTCTTATGGTGCTGATGCAGGATATACAAATGATCCTAGTACACTTGTAAGCGTGTACAGAAAAGATTATAACTTGTACATTAAAGAACATCTTTACAGGACAATGATGACTACTCAGGATTTACATAACCATTTTAAACAAGTAGCTATTAATGCTGGTATAGACCTATTAAAGCGTTTTAAAATACATATAACAAGTGATAGTCATAATGCTATAATGGAGTTTAGGAACTATAAATGGCAAGAGGACAGAAGTGGTAAGCTACTTAATAAACCAATAGATAAAAATAACCATATTATTGATGCTTGTAGGTATGCTACTTATTCTATTTTAAGTAGACCAAATTTTGGAAAGTACAGAGTTTATTAACTGTAATAATACTTAATAAAATAAATTTAATTTGTTTATATATTAATATACTATAAATATGAAAGTTCAAATAAACATACCTGAGAACCTAAACGAGATTACTCTTTATCAATACCAGCAGTTTGACAAACTAAATATATCTAGTGAAGCTGAGGTAAGGTTAAAGATGATAGAGATATTCTGTGGAGCAAATCCATTGATAGCTCGTAATATGAAAGCTACTGATATTGTAGAGATATGTAATTCTATAAACAAGATGTTTGACACTAAGCACCAGCTTATAAGTAGCTTTAAAATGGATGGTGTTGAGTATGGTTTTATACCTAGTTTAGATGAGATGAGTTTTGGGGAGTATGTAGACCTAGACACATTTATAACAAATGTAGATGATTTACATAAAGCTATGAATGTACTTTATAGACCAATAGAACATAAGAGAAAAGATAAGTACACTATAAAGGCTTATGATCCTAACACATCAGATAAGATGAAGCTAATGCCTTTATCTGCTTCTTTGGGAGCTATGGTTTTTTTTTGGAATTTAGGAATAGAATTGTCAGAAGTTATGATGAACTCTTCTCTCAAGGAGAACGAGCAGAATTTAGTTCAGTATCTCAATTCTCAGAAAAATGGGGATGGTTCAATTCAATCTATGGACTTTCTCAAGGGGATATTACAAGATTTGAAAATATCACTAAACTAAATGTTCATACTTGTTTAAACTACCTAGCATTTACAAAGGAAAAAAACGAGATAGAATCAAAACAAATAAAAAGTAAATTTTAAGATGACAGGAATAAGAGGTTTTTACCTACTAACTCAAGCAATAAAAGACCAGCTTCTAGCTGATGTAAATGTAAACACAGTAACAACAGGTGACATATTTGATATTGATTTATCTAAGCAGACTATATTTCCTTTAAGTCATTTAATCATAAATACTGTAAACACAGGAGAGCAAGTGTTATCGTTTAATATTAGTGTTATGTGTATGGATGTGGTGGATGAGAGTAAGAATAAAACAACAGACATATTTTTAGGTAATGACAATGAGCAAGATGTTTTAAATACACAGTTAGCAGTTTTAAATAAGCTAATAATGGTTTTAAGAAAAGGTACACTACACAACAGTCAATATCAGTTAGAGGGTGATGCTAATTGTGAACCATTTTACGAGAGGTTTGAAAACAAGTTAGCTGGATGGACTGCTACTTTTGATGTGTTAGTAGCTAATGATATAACAATATGCTAAGAAAGGAAACAGAGAAAGCCTTAAACACTTTTGCTAAGTATGTAATACAACAGAGTAGAAGCAATTTAACAAAGGGTAGAAAGCCTTATGGTTCTTACAATGACACTAAGGCTCTTTATAATAGTCTAGGATATGACTTAAACGTAAGTCCTAACTCATTTAGTCTATCTATTAATATGGAGGATTACGGTGCTTTTCAGGATCAAGGTGTACAAGGTAAGACATCATCAGCTAAAGCTCCTAAAAGTCCTTTTAAATTTGGTAGAGGTACAGGTAGAAAAGGAGGACTAACACAAGGTATAAGTAAATGGGTTAAGCGTAAAAGGTTTCAGTTTAGAGATAAGAAAGGTAGGTTTTTAAGTTATGATAGTACTGCTTTTTTAATCACTAGAAGTATTTATCATAAAGGAATAAAACCTAGTATGTTTTTTACTAAACCATTTAATAAAGCCTTTAATGATTTACCTGATGATCTACTTCAAGCGTATGCTTTAGATGTAGAGAATTTTTTAAAATTTGCAACTAAACAGAATAGATAATGTCAAAGATTAATTTAAGAAGTCCATATTTTATAACTGTAACAAATACAAATCTAACTAGAGTTGATTTAGAGTTATATATTTACACAGGGACACAGACAACAAACAGAGGTACTGTAAAATACACAATAGAAAGTAATGCCTATAACAATAGTGTAACATTTGAGATTAGTGAACTATCAAAAGATTATTTAGAGTATGTTTTTGATGGCACATATACAGGACAAAATGTATGGGTAGATTACAGAGCTAATGAGTACATAAGTGATGTAGCTCAAGGTTATGGTTCTTATGTCCAGCTTTCTGCTTTTGATGGGTATGGATATTTTGAACAGGGTTCAAATCCTCAGAATGATAAGAGTGCATTAATATCAAATAACAAACTAATAATATTAGAGGATTCAGATATTAGAATACCCATATCTACAAATGAAACAGATAGTGTTACATATTTATACAATGGTGAAACGGTTTACACACAGACAATATCTGATACAACTTCTAGCAGCTCACTAATAACATACATAGACAATGGAGTAGATGGAGCAGATACCTTTAGAGATAGGGTATTACTAGATGGGGGTACTTATGAGGATAACCAATGTATAAGAGAACTCTTAGACGATTATAACACATTTGCAGTAGATGAGATTATTGTTAGTGGTGATTATGGTTCTGAAGTTATAAAGGTTGAGCAGTTAAATGAATGTAGGTACACACCTTATAAATTAACTTTTATAAATAAGTATGGAGCATTACAAGACCTGTGGTTTTTTAAACGATCTAATTTAACGATATCTACAACAGAAGAGAAATACAAAAGTAACATAGTAGCTTCAGGTACTTACAACATATCTAGTCATCAGAGTAAGATATTTACAAAACAAGGTAAAGAAAAGCTAAATCTTAATAGTGGGTACTATCCTGAAACTTATAACGATGTATTTAAACAAATGCTACTTTCTGAATCTGTATGGATTGAGGTAGATGGTGACACATTACCTATTATAGTTTCTAGTTCTAGTTTAGCGTTTAAAACGCAGTTAAATGATAAGCTAATTAATTATACTATTGATGTTGATTATGCTTTTGACAAAATAAATACAATACGTTAATGCAAGAGGTACAACTTTACATAGATAATCAGAGAATAGATTTATTTAAAGATGAAACGGTATCTTTAACTCAGTCTTTACAAAACGTAAAAGAACCAGCAAAGATATTTACAGAATTTACTAAGTCATTTTCTGTACCAGCTAACTCTAAAAACAACAAGATATTTAAGCATTATTACAATTATGATATCTTACAGAGTTTTGATGCTAGACTAAAAGTAGCTGGAGAGATTAAATTAAACTATGTAACTTATAAATTAGGCTACATAAAGCTAGAGGGAGTTGATTTAAAAGACAATAAGCCTAGCTCATATAGAATTACATTCTTTGGAGAAACAGTCAGCTTAAAAGACTTATTAGGAGAGGATAAATTAAGTGCTTTAACTTGGTTAGATAATTTTGTTATAGATTATTCTAGTGCTAATGTAAAATCATATTTACAGGATGGGTATGATAAAACAGTAGATTCTGTTGCTTACACAGATGCTATTATAGTCCCATTAATATCTCATACTCCTAGATGGTTTTATGATTCTACTTTTGGACATCAGAACAATCCTGATGACGAGAATAATTTATTTTATGATTTTCTTTATGATAATGGGGCATTGTGGTCAGATATGAAATATAGTATCAGATTACATTTAATCATAAAAGCTATTGAAAAAGAATATCCTGATATAGAATTTACAACAGACTTTTTTAATACTACTAACTCTGTGTATCATAATTTATATATGTGGATGCATAGAAAAAAAGGAGATGTACAAGGAACTGCAACAGGTACAACATTATACAGTAAGTTGGTAGATTCTTGGTCTACAATTAATGTAGGTTCAGGAGTTGTGATTGGTGATGGTTCTAGTTTTGTTATATCAGGTGTATTCCCACAAGTTAGAGTAGACACTACATTAACAGTTGATCCAGCAAATGATGCTACTGTATATAACTTAAAGATTTATAAGAATGGTAACATATTCCAACAGTACAATAATATAAATGGAAATAAGACATATAATTTTAATACTTTAAATGATGGTACTTATACAGTTTATGTAGAATCAGAGGTAGCAATTACATTTACAGGTTTAAGCTGGGAGTTTGATTATGATGAGTATGATTCAGAATTAGGATGGGTTGAGGTAGATTCAGCTACATCTAATGCTAATGGATTTTCTATTTCTCCTGTGTTTAGTTTTTACCCTACTCAGCAATTACCTGAGATATCTATTATAGATTTTCTTACAGGTGTTTTTAAGATGTTTAATCTTACTGCTTATGTAGATGGAGATAAAATAAAAGTAGACACACTAGATAACTTTTATGCAACTTATAATGAGTATGATATTACTAAGTATGTAGATGTAACATCATCTAAATCTGATGTAGCATTACCATACAAACAAATCAATTTTGAGTATGAGGATTATAAAACTTATTTAGCTTCTATATTTAATCAGTTAAATAACGCTCAGTTTGGAGAGTTAAAATATAGAGGTGAAGAGGATTTGAATTGGGAGGGTGGTATTTACAAAGTAAAATTACCATTTCAGAAAATGCTATATGAAAGGTTAAACAACATAAACGGTAATACTCAAACTGCTATACAATGGGGATGGATGACAGACGATAATCAATCAGCTTATATTGGTAAGCCTTTAATACACTATGCAACTAAACAGATAGCTGGTACGCAGTTAAGTTTTAGAGATAGTGATACTATTAAAACTCCTTTAACGAGTTATTATATTCCTTTAAATACTAATGGTACTTCAGGAACTCAACAGTCATTAAATTTTAATGCTGAATATGATGAGTATGCTTTAATAACAAATACATCTACATTATTTGAGAACTACTATAAAAATTATATACAAGATGTTTTTAATGAAAAAAGGAGAATGATAAAACTAAAAGCATTTTTACCATTAAAAATAATATTGAAATTTAATTTATCTGATAGGTTTATTGTAAGTAATAAGAGTTATAAAATAAATAGCATAAACACTAATCTACAAACAGGAGAAAGTCAAATAGAATTACTTAACGAGGTATGATAGAGATTATTTTAGAAGCATTAAAACACGCTAAAGGGGAAACAGAAAATATAAGAATTGCTCAAGGTAAACACAGACTACCTTTAACAATTAAAGAGGGTTACAAAACATTAAAACAAGATTTAAAATGGCAATAAAAAAGGAGGTAACTATTGAAGCAAACACAGATGATGCTATTAAGGAGATTAAAGAACTCTTTAAAACAATGGTTGATGCTGAAAAAGAAGCACAGAAACAATCTGAGAAATTAAATGATTCAGTAGCAGAAATAGGAGAAACTGCTAAGACTACTGAAAAAGGTGTTAGCGCAATTAGTAAAGGATTTAGGGGACTAGGTGTAGCTATTAAAGCTGCTGGGATTGGTTTAGTGATTAGTGCTTTAGGCACATTAAAAGAGGTGTTTGAATCAAATCAAAAAGTAGCAGATTTATTTTCTACTGCATTTGAAACAGTTTCTTTAGTGTTTAATCAGTTTGCTAATATAGTAGTAGATGTTGTACAGAGTGTAAATGAGGCTACAAATGGTTTTGATGCTTTAGGTAAGGTTTTAAGTGGATTACTAACAATAGCTATTACTCCTTTAAAACTTTCTTTTTTCGCTATTAAGTTAGGAATACAAGAAGCACAATTAGTGTGGGAAAATTCTTTTTTTGGTGACAAGGATCAAGAAACAATTAAAGAACTAAATAAAGGAATACAAGAAACTAAACAAGCGTTAGCAGATACAGGGACAGAAGCAGTCCAAGCTGGTAAAGACATTTACAATAATTTTACTGAAGCAGTTGGAGAGGTAGGAACTTTAGTAACAGAAACAGTAGATGGTATATCTCAGATAAGTATTACAGGAGCTTATGAGAGTGCTAAAGCAAATGTACAGTTAAAGAATACTGCTGAGTTAGCAGTAGCAGAACAGACTAGATTAGTTGAGCAATATGACAGACAAGCAGAGCAATTAAGACAGATAAGAGATAATGATTTATTATCACTAGCAGAAAGAACAAAGGCTAATGAGGAGTTAAATACTGTTTTAGAAGAGCAAGAGAAAGCAATGCTTAAACAAGCTGATTTACAAATAGCATCAGCACAAGCAGAAGCAGATAAAAACAATTCAATAGAGAACAGAAAAGCATTAATAGAAGCAGTATCAAACAGAGAGGGTGTACTTGCACAGATAGAGGGTTTCAGAAGTGAGCAACAGAGTAATAAAATTGCTTTAGATAAAGAAGAGTTAGACCTGATAAATTCTAAGACAGAATCTGAAACACAGTTAGCAAATGAACAAAAAAGATTTTTAGCAGAGCAACAAGAAAACGAGATAATAAGGCTTGAGATGTTAAGGACTGCTCTAGAGGAGGAAAAAGCTATTGAGTTAGAAAGACTACAAAACAAGATAGATTCTTATGCTGAGGGTACGCAATACAGAATAGATGCAGAGATAGAATATGCAACTAAAAAACAAGAAATAGACCAAGAGATAGCAGACAATAAAAAAGAAACATCTTTAGCTGAACAGGAATTAGATAAACAGGTATCATCAGCTAAACTAGGAATAGCTAAACAGTCTATGGCTTTAATAGGTGAGATAGCTGGTGAGGGTAGTAAAGTAGGGAAAGCTATGGCAATAGGTCAGGCTACTATTTCAGGTATTGAGGGAGTTCAAAATGCTTACACTACTGCACAAAAATCACCTATAACAACAGTATTCCCAGCATATCCAATAATACAAGCATCTTTAGCTGGTGTGTTTAGTGCTTTACAGATTAGAAAAATAGCATCAACTAAAGCAGATGGTAAAGGTTCTACACAAAGTCCTCAAGTTAGTGGAGGTTCAGCTCCTACTACTCCTAGTATTCCTCCAGCGTTTAATATTGTAGGATCAAGTGGGACAAATCAGTTAGCAAATGCAATAGGAGGACAATCTCAGCAGCCTATTAGAACCTATGTTGTTTCTAGTGATGTAACAACAGGTCAGAGTTTAGATAGAAACATAGTAGAGGGAGCTACTATTGGTTAATTAAAAATATAAAATAACATAAAAATCTTTATATAATAATATGCAGATAATAGAATTAGTTTTAGGCGAAGAGGATGAGGTTACAGGAATTGATGCAATTTCAATAGTTTCAAAAGGTGCTATTGAAGAGGACTTTATTGCTTTAAAAAGTCAAGAGGTGCAACTTGCAGAGGTAGACAAAGAAAAAAGAATCTTAATGGGTGCTTTATTAATACCTAATAAGCCTATATACAGGAGAAATGATGACAATGAGTATTACATATACTTTTCAAAAGATACAGTCTTAAAAGCATCTCAAACATTCTTAATGAATGGCAATCAAAACAATTCAACTTTAGAACATCAACACGAATTAAAAGGATTGAGTTTAGTTGAGAGCTGGATAGTAGAGGATGATGTACACGATAAGTCAAGAAAATATGATATGAGTGTACCTGTTGGAACTTGGATGGGTAGTGTAAAGGTAAATAATGATGAGGTTTGGAATGATTATGTAAAGACAGGAAAGGTTAAAGGATTTTCTATTGAGGGTTACTTTGTAGATAAGTTAGAAAGACCTAAAGAAGAGAAAAAAGAGGATTTAAATATTTACACAGAGGATGAGATTATAGAAAAAATAATAGATGTAATTAAAAACGACAATTAAATAAACTTAAATCATTTAATAAATAATAAAATGTCAAGAGAAAAAGTATTAAAACGTATAAATGAATATCTAGCAAAACAAGAACCTAAGAAAGTAGAATTAGGTTTAGTAGATGATATTGAAACTATATTTGATGACGTAGTAAAACAAAACGATAAAATAGAAAGTTTAGCAAGAGAGTTAAGAAGTATTTCTATTAAAACTGCTGTAAAAATAGAGAAAATGAGAAAAATGCGTACACAAGTAGAAGCTAAAGCAAAGGAGTTGGGAGTTGATGTTGATACAATTATTGCTGGAGCTATGTTTTCAAGAACTAACAACATTATGAAAAAACTTGATGCAATAAGGAAAACTGGAACTAGATCTTAATAGATATTGGATAATACCTAAGGTATCGATGGCTAAAGATAAATTTAAAACTCCAAGCTCAACAAGTCCAACAGGAAGTAGAAGAGGTTGTTTATGTGATGATAACACTTATTCTACAAAATGTTGTGATGGTAGTTTACAGGCACAAGGAATAGGATCAACTACAAGAATAAAGATAAATGATTTTTTATTACAAGAAAATAGAGATTTTTTATTAAAAGAGGATAATTCAAAAATTATATTATAATGGCAGATAGTAAAATTTCAGGTTTACCAAGAGCTGAACAATTAATAGGATCAGAGTTAGTCCCTATTGTTCAAGATGGGGAAACTAGACAAGCAAGTTCAAATCAGTTAAATACTTTTTTACAAGCAAGATTAATTACTGCTGAAGCTGGTGAGGATATAACATTAACTTCTAATGGTGATTTTTATAAATTTACTTGGACAGGTGGTAATGGTATTTTTGGAGTTATTTTACCTTTAGCTAGTGAAAGTCAAAATAGACTATATAGGTTTATATCTGATAATACTATTAGTGCTAATAAATACATCAAAATCTTACCAACTAGTCCTAATACATTAGATGGCTCTACAACTGCTTTTTTAATTAATAGAGCATATGAGGGAGTTCAAGTTTGGTGTGATGGAGTAGAGTGGTTTATAATTCAGCAAAAAGCATAATTAATAAAATATATTTAAAAATGAATTTAGAAAATAATATAAGAAAGCAACTTTTTAAAACTGAGTTAGAAACTCATAAAGTGGAGTTGGCTTTAGTTGATGATATTGTAAAAACTTACAATAAAATAAAATCACAATCTGATGCATTATTTATGAGAGCAAGAAAAAACGCACAAGATTTAGATTTTGTTGCTACAAGATCAAAAGCAACTTTAAAAGAAATTGAAAAAACAGAATCTGATGTAAAAAAATTAGTTAATTCTGCTAAAGATTTAGGTATTGAATTACCTTCAGAAGCATCAATAGCAATAAGACAACTACAAGCATATAGAAGTGAGTTGGCAGAATTAAAGTCTGCAACAACTAAAGCATCGGACACTATTTTTGGGATTTTGTAAGATTAAGTTAGTAATTTAAAAATAAATTTAAAAATGAAAGAACAAAAATCAGTAAGAAACAGACTGTTTAAAACAGAGAAAGTAGAGTTAGAATCTCAAAAGGTAGAGTTGGGGATTTTTGATGATGTTGAAAAGTTAAAAAATAAAGCATTATCATCAAGTAAACAAGCAGAAAAAAGCGTTTTAAGTGCTTTATCTGATTTTGCTGATAGTACATCTGCTTTAGAACAAGCTATAAAAATAACAGAAGAGGGTAAGCAAAAAGCTAAAGAGCTAGGGGCTAATGAATTAGTTAAAAGAGCAGATTCAATTAAATCACAGTTTGAAAGTGTTTTAAAAAAACATAGAAACAATATATCTGATTTAAGAAGTGTAAGAGGTAACATTTAAAAATATAAAATTTTATTTAACTATTTATATATTAATATGACAACGATTGACAAAATTAAGGAAATTCTAAATTTATCTGTGGAGGTAAAGCTAGAACAACAGAAATTAGACAATGGTGCTATATTAGAAGCTGAAGCATTTGAACCTAATAAAGAGGTTTTTATTGTAACGGATGACAATAGAGTTCCTGTACCTGTTGGAGAGTACAATTTAGAGGATGGTAAAACTTTAGTAATAGCAGAAGAGGGATTAATTTCTGAGATTAAAGAAGTAGAGCAAGAATCTGAAGAGGTAGTAGAAGAGGATGTAGAGGCTACTCCTGAAGTAGAAATGACAGAGGAAAAAACTACACCTAAAAAAGTAGTAGAATCAATTACTAAAGAGATGTTCTTTTCAGAAATTGAAAAACTACAAAAAGAGATTGATGCTTTAAAAAGCGAGAAAGTAGAATTAAGTGAGCAAGTAAATGAGGAGCTACAAGCTGAGTTAGATAAACCAGCAGTAGAACCTATTTCATTTAATCCTGAAAACAAACAGACTTTATCTAAAATTAAGATAGGTAATAACAGACCTATGTCTACACTAGATAGAGTAATGAGAAAATTAAGTAACTAAAATTAAAAAATTAAAAAAATGAGTGTTTCTTTAACTTCAACTTATGCTGGTGAATTTAGTGGTAAATATATTGCTGCTGCTTTATTATCAGCTTCAACTCTAGATGCTGGAGCTATCAGCATTATGCCTAATGTAAAGTACAAGGCAGTAATTCAAAAAGGTGCTACTGATGACATCGTAAAAGATGCTACCTGTGATTTTGTCACAGATCAAGGCACATTAACACTAACAGAAGCAGTTTTACAACCTGATGAGTTTCAAGTAAATTTGATTCTGTGTAAAAAAGACTTGCACAATTCGTGGGAAGCTGAACAAATGGGATATTCTGCATTTGATAACTTAGCTCCAAGTTTTGCTGAGTTTGTTATTGCTCACGTTGCTGCTAAAGTAGCTGATAAGACAGAGAAAAACATTTGGAAAGGTGCTACTGCAACAAGTGGAGAGTTTGATGGTTTTGAAGCTAAATTATTAGCAGATGGAACTGTAAACGATGTAACAGGAACTACTGTAACTGCTACAAATGTAATCGATGAAATGGGTAAGGTAATTGATTCAGCAGTAGCTAACGCACCAGCTATCTTAGGTTCTGAGGATTTAACTTTATATGTACCTATTAATGTTGCACAGGCTTATATTAGAGCTTTAGGAGGATTTGCTGCTACTATTGGAGGAGCTGGTACAGATAACAAAGGTACACAATGGTACAACGGTGGTGCTTTAACTTTTGAGGGTGTAAATATCTTTGTATGTAAAGGGATGTCATCTAACAAAATGGTTTTAGCTGAGAAGTCTAATCTATATTTCGGTACAGGTTTGATGAGTGACCAAAATGAAGTTCGTGTAATTGATACAAGTGAAACTTTAGGAGATCAAAATGTAAGAGTAATAATGAGATTTACAGGAGGTGTACAACACGTTTTCGGTTCTGATATCGTTTATTATTCTTAGTAAAACAATTAACTAACAATAAAAGGGGGTAGGGATTTTATACCCTACCTTTTTTTTTAAAAAAACTATATAAAAAATGGCGTGTTTATTAACTAGTGGTCGAAAAGTAGCTTGTAAAAGCTCAGTAGGTGGTATTAAAACTGTTTACTTTGCTGATTATGGTACTTTAGGAGATGCTACAATAACTTCAGGAGAGATTACTGCATTTTCAGGTACTCCTACTTGGTTTCAGTTTGATTTAAAGGGTACATCAACTTTAGAAACTGCAATCACATCATCAAGAGAGAATGGTACTACTTTTTATGAGAGTACATTAACTTTGAGTTTACCTTACTTAGATAAGGCTACACAAGAAGAGATAAAATTATTATCAGTAAGCAGACCACATATTGCTATTGAGGATTATAATGGAAATTTCTTTTTAGTAGGTTTACTTAATGGAGGTGATGTAAATGGTGGTACAATTTCAACAGGTGCTGCAATGGGTGACCTATCAGGTTCATCTCTTACATTTGTAGCACAAGAAAAAGATGCTCCTTATTTTGTAGTATCTACTGTAATTACTGATGATGCTTCAGCTACTCAAATTGATCCTACTGCTTAATCAGTATTAATTTATTTTTAAAATTAGCCTTTCTTTTGAGAGGCTTTTTTTATTTGTGTTATGTAAAAAAAAATAAAAATGTTTATATATTAATAAGCGATAAGATATGAAAACAATTTCTTTAACAGGTACACACACATTTAACATAATCCCTAGAGAGTTTGTAAGTTCAATAGATATTAAATTAACTAGTGAAACTACAAATCAAACAATAGAGGTTACAGTAGATAGTGTTACAGATGGAAATTACTTAGAGTTTTCTGCTGATTTTGGTACTTTAACAGAAAGTGACTTTTATACTTTAGATATTTTTACACAGTCACAAGATTTAATATATAAAGATAGAGTTTTTGCTACTGCTCAGACAATAGACCAGCTAAACAACAATTACTATACAGTAAATAAAGATGTTTATGTTACAGAGGATTCAGCAGATAATGATTTTATAGTCATATAATAGTCATATAATAGTAATATAATACTAAATGAAAAAATTTAATAAAAATAAAGCTAAAACAGATTCAGCTATTAGCGTTGTTAATCTAGGTTCATATACTACACCTGAGATTGTAGAGCAAAGGAATGAGGATTGGGTAGGTTATGGAGTAGATAACAATTATTTTGGTTTTCTTATTGAAAGATATAATGGTAGTCCTACTAATAACGCTATAATAAACGGTATTAGCGAGATGATTTATGGAAAAGGGTTAGATGCTACTAATTCAAATAGAAAGCCTGAGCAATATGCTAAAATGATATCATTATTTCATAAGGATTGTGTTAGGAAATTATGTTATGATTTAAAGTTAATGGGACAATGTTCTATGCAAGTCATTTATTCAAAGGATAGAAAGACAATAGCACAGGTAGAGCATATTCCTGTTGAGAATTTGAGAGCTGAGAAGTGCAATGAAAAAGGTAAAATAGAAGCATATTACTACTCTGATAATTGGACTACAAGAAAAAAGAGTGATCCATTAAAAAGGATATCAGCTTTTGAGTGTTCTAAAGATGCAATAGAGATACTATATGTTAAGCCTTACAGAGCTGGGTATAAATATTACTCTAGTCCTGATTATGCTGGAGGTGTTCAGTATGCTGAATTAGAAGAGGAGATAAGTAATTATCATCTAAATAACATTATGAATGGTTTAGCACCTAGTATGTTAATACAGTTTAACAATGGTACTCCAAACGCAGAGGAAAGACAAATGCTAGAAAATAGAATAGCTCAAAAATGGTCAGGGACTTCAAATGCTGGTAAATGCATCATAGCTTTTAATGATAATCCTGAGAGTGCTGCTACTATTGAACCTATACAGTTAAGCGAAGCTCATCAACAGTATCAGTTTTTATCTGATGAGAGTTCTAAAAAAATAATGGTAGCTCATAGGGTTGTAAGTCCTATGCTATTAGGTATAAAGGATAATAGTGGATTAGGTAATAATGCAGATGAGTTAAAGACTGCTACTATACTAATGGATAACGTGGTTATAAGACCATTTCAGACACTTTTACTAGATGCTTTTGATTCTATACTAGCTTACAATAATATAAGCCTTAATTTGTACTTTAAAACGCTTCAGCCTTTAGAATTTACAGACTTAGAGAATGTAGAGGATGAGGAAACAAGAGAAGAGGAAACAGGTGTTAAATTAAGTAAGGATGATTTTGATGATGATGAGATGTTAGATGCTTTACAAGGTGAAACAATAGATGATGAGTGGGAGTTAGTAGATGAAAGAGAATATGATGAGGAAAATGAAAGTGTTGAGGCTTGGGCAAAAAAAATGATAAAGCCTAAAAAAGATATGCTTACTAAACTAGCTGATTTTATAAAGTCTAAACCTAGTGCTAAAAGTTTTTTAGATAAGAGTTTTTACAAAGTAAGATACACATACAAAGAAAAATACTCAAGTGACAATAGTAGAAAGTTTTGTAAAACTATGATGGCTAGAACATCTAAAGGAGTTGTTTACAGAAAAGAGGACATAGATCAAGCATCGTTTCAAGGTGTAAACAAGTCATTTGGTCATAAGGGTAAAAACTATTCGCTTTTCAAATTTAAAGGCGGGGTGAACTGCGGACACTACTTTAACGAGCAACTATACAGGCTTAAAAAGAATACAGATGGTACATTTAGACCTGATAAGGCTTTAAGTTCAAGTGAAGAGGTTAAAAGTATTCCTAAAAGTTATATTCCAAAAGGAGAGGAGTATAAAAAATCTAAGATAGCTCCTAAAGATATGGCTAATAATGGACATCATCCAAACTATAAAGGATAAGAAATGGCAGTAGCATTATTTATAAATAGAACAGATTTAGTTAGAAATAGCATTTTAGATGGAAATGTAGACACAGATAAATTTATACAATTCATCAAAATTGCTCAACAGATAGATATACAGAATTTATTAGGTACTGATTTATACAACAGGATAAGTACTGATATTATTAATGATACTTTAACAGGTGATTATTTATCTTTAGTAAATGATTATGTTCAGCCTATGCTGATTTGGTTTGCTCAAGTTAATTATATTCCTTTTGCTGCTTATCAGATAAAGAATGGAGGTATTTATAAACACAGTTCAGAAACTGCTGAAACGGTCAATAAAAATGAAGTAGATTACTTAGTAGCTAAAGCTAGAGAGTACGCTAATTATTATTCTACAAGGTTTGTAGATTATATGAATTTTAATGATAATTTATTTCCTGAATATAATTCAAATAATAACGAGGACATTTCTCCTGATACTGATACAACTTTTAACGGATGGGTTTTATGATATACTTATGATATACAAAGTAAAAGAAAAAAACATTAAGAAATTAAAAACATATCTAAAATCAGATAGTAAGACAAACAGTAATACAAACAGTAAGACTGAAAGAGCTGCTATATTATTTTATAAAGAGATATGTAAAAAATATAAAAAATGAGTACACCTACTTTTGCTTTAGTTCCTAGTGCTTATAAATTAAGCCAAATATACAGTCCTATTCCCAGCAATGGTAATGGTGACTTTACATTTATTAGAACTACTGTTGGGACTAGATTTAATAAGGATGGATTAATTGAAACAATAGACATTAATACACCTAGATTAGATTATGCTAATGAGGGTTGTCCTGAGTTATTAATGGAAAGAGCTTCTACTAATTTAGTAAAATATTCTGAGGACTTTTCTCAATGGTCTAATCAAAACACAACAGACACACCAAACGCTATAATAAGTCCAACAGGAAATGTTGATGCTACAAAACTAGAATCTACAACAACATCAAATAATTATATTTCTTTTAATATAGATGATGTAATTCTAACATCAACAGAATATACTGCATCAGTTTTTGTAAAAAAGGGTACTAGCAGCATAGCAAGATTAGACATTTTTAGTACGTTGGATAGTCTTATACAGGGTAGAGTAATTTTTAATTTTGACACAGAAACTATAAGTAGTATTATAGGAAGTGCAAGTTTTAAAAAGTATAAAAATGGCTGGTACAGATTATCAGTAACATTTACAACTAACAATACTTTAGGAACTGTTTATTACAGAATATTTCAAAGTAGTGGAGTAGCTTCAGAATATATTTATATATGGGGAACTCAAGTTGAGGACAAGTCTAAGGAAACAAGTTATATTCCCAGCTTATTAGGGACTACAACTACTAGGTCTATTGATAGGGTAAATGATTTAACAACAATAGATGTAACGTCAGACGATTGGACTTTGTTTATTAATGCTGATTATACAGACCTTAATTTTAGTTTTGGTTGTATATCTATCAATGATGGTGATGATGACAATAACTTACGGATAATGAATATTGAAAGTAGTGAAGAGGTTAGAGTCACTAATAGAGTTGGAGGAACAGGAGTTAATAACTACAATATATTTTATGGTACTTGGGGTTATAAATTAAAAATAGGAATAGTATCTACAAGTAGTGGGTTTGATGTATATGTAAATGGTGAATTAGCATCGTCACAAACTGCTGGTAGAATAGATATGTCAGGAATGACTAACATAGGGCTAACAGATGGATCAGGAGATAACTTTTTAGGTAGACTAAAAGACTTTAGATATTATGATACAAATTTATCTAGTTCAGAATTAATTAAACTTACAAAATAATGGCAAATACAATAGGTTGGGGACAAGGCTCTGCTAATAATACAAATCAATGGGGAAGAGGTGCAACTAATAACTCTATAAGCTGGGGAAGTATTTACGGTTTATCCCCTAGCGGAGACACAAATATAATAGGAGGACTTCAGCCTACATTTGAATTAAAGTACGATTTAATAACAACAGACTTTACTTTTACTAGAGCGTCTTTTGGAACAAGAGTAAATGAATTTGGACTAATAGAAACAGTTACAGATTTAGGTTCAGATTTGATTCAGAATGGTTCTTTTGATGAGTTAGGTTCAGAGCAAGTAACTAATGGAGATTTTGATACTAATAGCGATTGGACTTTAGGTGCAGATACTATCATTGAAAGTGGAAAACTTGTAATAAATAATCAAACAGGTGGAAACATTCAAACATCTCAATCTAACGTAGTTACAGTTGGTAAGTCTTATAAAGTAATTTTTACAATATCTGATTATACAAGTGGGCAATTTAGATTATTTAACACATTTGATGACACAACTATCTATAATTCAAATGGAACTTATACTGTTTATGCAGAAGCACATTTAGGAACTACCTTAAACTTGTTTTCTAATGCTAATAGTCAGTATTCAATAGATAACGTATCAGTTAAACAAGTAGACCCAAATGATGATTGGCTTTTAAACAATACAGTTTGGAAAATAGGTGATGGAGTAGCAACTGCTGATGGTA